TTTAGTTTTGACTTTAGTTCCGTATGTCGGAGGAACATTCAGAATTAGTGCAAGATTAACAGGCAATGCAAACGGTCCAGGATTTTATAGAGTTTATAGAAATGGTGTTGCGGTAGGGGCGGAACACACATCAAATTCTAATGGTTATTTTTATGATGATTTAAAATTCGCACCAGGTGAAGAAATACAGATATATTCAAAAGGGGATGGAGATTCTACTTCTTCAATAACAGAAACTAGAGTATATGGAGCAACTACTTCTACCCCAACCTATGGATATGTTAGATAAATAACCTCTACCTCACACTCTTAATATATAGGGGTGTGGGATTAGAAGATATTTAATTTAAAACATATGGCAATAAAATATGATAGTCTTGGTCAAGGAATAAGCACTGCTTATCCTTTAGAAAAACCGATTAAAAAACCAGTTATTGCTGCTCCAGTTAATATGGGGCCAGCCGCAAATTTAGGTACTCCGCCAGCTGGATTTGAAGATGCCTATAAACAAGCACAGGCTGATGTTAAAAATTTACCTTCTCCACAAATTACACCTGCCCCACCGGTAACTCCAGTAACTCCAACCGATTTTGTTGGTAATTTTACTGATTTTCAAAAAAAACTTGGTATTACACCAGACGCTTTTGATTATTCTGGAGAAAAAGAAAGAGCCAATGCTGCTGAAGCAGCTAGATTGGCAGCCATGCGCGCGGCGATTAATGCAGCTAGTGGCAGAGAGCGTACTACTGCTCAAGAAACAGCTAAAAAGAGAGAATCTGGACGTAATGCATTACTCGGTATATCACAAGGACTTAATGCCACTTCATACGGCCAGGATTATGTAGAACAGGTTGATGCTGATTTAGCAAAAGAATTAAAAACTATTAATGATTTGGAAGCAGAAGCACTTTCAAAAGCAGAATACACTTCGGCTGATAAACTTTCAGAACAACTAACCGCTCTTCGTGTACAACGTGATCAGGTTAATCAGAAAATTATTGACAATTTTAATACTTTCCAAAACTACGATAAAAGCACTAAACCGTCTAATATTTCGGATTATAATTTCTATGTTGAAGAAACTAAGAAGGCTGGAGGAACTCCATTATCTTATTTTGAATGGACGGCTAAAAATAAACTAGCCGAAACTAAACCAGTTGAAGTTGGTGGCGCTTTAGTAGATCCTAATACTGGAAAAGTTATATACCAAACTCCAGAAAAAAAGACAGCTCCTATCACAAAACTTGAAAAAGGTATATTATATGAGTACGATACTGCAACTGGTGTAGCAACTTATCACGAAGGAACTATTATAGAAGTCACAGATACAAGTTTTAAATTAAAAAACGTCAAATCAGGCTCACCTAATACAGCTTATTTATACTGGCAAGCCGAAGAATAAACATCTCCCTCTACTCATTTAAGTGGGTAGAGATGAAATGTGTATTAACTTATAAAATATATGACACCAAGCCAACTAGAAGAGTTATTTCATCAGTTAATAGACGATGAAAATCTACCACAAGCAACATTTTTTAATTTTGCTAATGTATCTTTTAATTCATTATGGATTGCAAGACCTTGGGAATTTGCTAAAAAAAGTGATGATACTAAAACTACTTCTGTTGGTGTTACTACTGTCGCTTTGCCTACAAACTTTTTACAACCTTTACCTATTTGGATTGGTGATACTGAAATTTTACCAATAAGACGTGAAGACCGTCGTTTGTATAGGGATAGTGCTTTTAGATATTATGTAGATACGGTTAATAGCCAAATTAAACTTACTTACACTCCAACCGCAGCAGAAACTGTGTATTTTGATTATGTTTACGAGGTAGATGATGTTTTCACGGTCGCTAATGAAAATACTGAAATTTCAACTTTAGTCCCAGGGTTTAGAAAAGCATTTCACCCTATAATGGCTTATGAAGCGGCTAAACTTTTCTATATGCAGGAGGTGGGTGGAAAATCAGACAGTTGGACACAAGAAATGGAAATGGAACGTCAAAAACTTTATGCTTTAATGGAATACCAAGATTCAGTGCTTAAAGCCTCTTATCAAACAAGTGCAATACCAGACTTCATTACAAATAATTCAAATAGGTCTAATGTGATAGACTTTAACGCTTAAAGTATGTCCTCTCGTAGTGTAAAAAACGACATTTTCAAATTTGGGCTTGTAAATAAGATTGAAGCCAAGGATATTCCTCGAGGTGCGGCTTCGGAGTCTTCAAACGTCCTTACAAAACTAGACCATATTGAGCTTACCAGAGGTCGCCTGTTGCTTGGAACATCAATTTCGGGTGCTGGTAAGATAAAAGCATTAAGAGTCGGCTACGACGCAAATGGAGGGCAAATCCTGCATCGTGTGACATCGACTGGTCTTTTGCAATACTACGACTCAGTTACAGAAGATTGGATTAACATTACTACTGGACTTACTAACGAAGACCACCAGTTTTCCCCGTATCGTTCATTGTCAGGAGCTCAGCTGTTTATGTCTTCTGACACCGATGGATATTACAAAATAATGGTTGATAATCACGCTGTAGTAAATCAAAACTATGCGACAAATCAACCTGTCAAAGGTAAACTTAGAATAAAGCGTGGCCGTTCTTTTATGTGGTCTAATCAAGACCCAACTACTTTGTATGGAAGTTGGATTGACTCACAGAATGTTGGCACTCAATATACTCAAGTAACCGCTGAAGCTATTGGTGCGTTAGGCTCTCAGACTTACACAGGAACTTTGGCTTTTAAAGGTGCAGGAGCAAGACGCACTTGTTTTGGTGTGTCTTTTACTGACGCAGGCACAGGCGAAGTTTTAAATGATAACTTTGATGGAACTTTAACAGGCACAGCTGGTGGTTCAGGAACAATTAACTACGCTACTGGGGCTTATGTAGCTACTTTTAATGTAATTGCAACTGGTGCAGTAACATCTACTTATAAATGGGAAGATTCCGCAGTAAAAGGTGTGGTAGATTTTTCATATTCAGGTACACGTCTTGCTTCTGAAGGGTTTAAACTACCTCAAGCTGAAGGTGGGGATTTTATCCAAAGTGTTGATGTTTATAGTAATGAAATTTATTCTCTTAAAAGACGTAAGATTTACAAACTCACTTTAAACGATGACGATTTAACAATTAACAGTAAAGTATTCTCTGAAAGATGTGGTATTACTTATTGGAAAGGTACTTGGGAAGATGATGAGGGTATTTTTATAGTAGATGATTCTACTGAAAATGAACCTAAATTCCGTGTTATTAAGACAATGGAGTCAAATGGAACGGTAATGCCTCAACTAGTAACGGATTCAGTTGACCTTTCAGGATACACTTTTGATGAGTGTGATATGGTTGGTTGGGGAGATTATGTTTGCTTCCTAGGAAGAAGTAATAGTGCAAGTCAAAACGATACACTATTTATGTTCCATAAGATTTATAGAACTATTGACAAAATTAATTGGTCACTATCTAGGTTAGAAGTAATCGATGGTTCATTAGTTGGTGGAGAATCAATTTCAAATAATGTATACTTACTATTTAGTGGACTAGACGATGATAACTTTGGAATTGAGGGAAGTTGGGAAGGTAGAGATGACGATTTAAGTATTCAAGGACTTAAAAAAGTTAAAAGGCTAAGAGTTTGGGGAAATATTGGGTCTAATCAGAAGATTTATGTCGAAAACAACTACGATAATAGTGGTTGGACACCTTTAATTGATACTGCTCATCCGCTTGGTGCAATAGATGGTTCAGGAAGTTATGTTGACACTACTCAAAGTGTAGCAGTTGGGGCTACGACTATTGGAAGATTTACTGTTGGTGGAGGTTCAGACGGAATTACCGCCTATCCATTTTATACAGAATTTCATATTAATACAGGGAAGTTTGAAAGAGTAAAAACTAGATTCAAAGTAATTTCAGAGAACGAAGATGGCTCACAGAATGTCGGATATGCTTCAATAAGTGGTTATGAATTCTTCGATATAAGTGGTAAGTCACAACGTATTCCTTCTAAATATTTATAATTAATTTATTATATGGTACAAATAGACCCATTTGCACAAACATTAATTAATCAACAGTCTAAAATGAAACCTGTTAGTCAATCAGGTATGAGTACTGCCGCTTTGCCATCTCCTTGGAACATAACACCTAGCTCTTCAATGAGTGCAAACGCTGTTCAGCCAGTAGCTCAACCTATCGCACCAACTCAAAATAATTTAGGTGGCTCTGATACTAAGCCTTTTTATAGAACAGCATCTGCCCCTGCTGCACTAGCCCCATTACCAGGGGGTGCTAATTTAGGTACTGTTCCATCAGGGTTTGAAGACGCCTATAAACAAGCACAGGCTGACATCGCTGCTCGTGGAACTACACCTTCTCCAACTACAACACAAACTGAAACACCATCTGCATCTTCTACGACAACTTCTAATACTCCAACTGAAACTTATGACCAAAAATACAAACGTCAACAAGAAGAACAAAAAGCTAACGATGCAGCTATTAGAGCTCAACAACAAGAAATGATTAACAAACAACTCGCAGCCCTAGACCAAATTTACGCTGTTGAATATGCCAAAGCTCAACAAGAAGGGCAACGTGCTGTCCAACAACAACAAGCGGTATCTACTGTAAGAGGTGGTGCTGGCTCTACTTTTGCTGCTTCTCAACAATCTAAGGTAGAAGAACAAAACGCAGCTGTAAGGCGTGCTATTGATGCTGAAAAGGCAGCTAAAGCCGCTGAAATTATTAGTGGCGGAGAAAAACAGATTTCACAAGCCATAAAAGACGCTAGAGCACAAGCTGAAGCAGAAAGACAGTCCTATTTAACAGGTCAGACAACTGAAGAAGCTAAAGCAACTTCTAAATTTACTACACTTGCTCAGTCTGGTGTTTCTTACGACCAACTTGACCCTGCTACCAAACAAATTCTAGCTGGTAAGTACGGTTCAGAAGATGCGGCAAAACAAGTATATGGTGCTTTAGGTAAAGGTGATGTGGTTGAAGTTGGTGGGTCGTTAGTTGAAAAAAACACTGGTAAAGTTATTTACCAAGCTCCTGTTAAAGCAGAAAAACCTGACACACAAGTAATGGGCAAAAATCTTTATGAACGTGGAACTGATGGTGTATGGAAACTTGTAGTCGGAGCTGGTACTAGTGGAACTGGTACGGGCGGTGGAATAAAGGGTGATTATGTCCAAGGAACTGACCCAGTGGTTGATTCTTGGGTTCAACAAATAAATACAGGAAAAGCTAAAATAACTAATGTCCCTGCTGCATATAAGAACAAAGTAGTAGTTGCGATGAATAGTGTAAGCGGTGGCAAACTAAACGCTGTTAATCTTAACTTACAAGAAGCTAAGAGTTTAGTTGAAGAATTAAAGAATCATCCAGGTAGGACGACCGCTACTGGTTTAAATGCTTTTCTTTCTAACGTACCAGCTACTGACGCAAAAGATTTTGCTAATAAAGTTGAACGATTACAAGCCCTCTTATTCCTAAATGCAGTTCCACAAATGCGTGGTTTAGGTGCTATGACTGAACGTGAAGGTGCTAAATTAGATGCGTCTAGTTCTATCCTAAAAGATAGATACACAGCTGAAGGAACTTATCTAAATGAACTTAATAGACTCGGGAAAAACTTAGACGAAACACTAAAAGCAACTGGTGGCAACGTCCAACCTGCACAAACTGAAGACCCTCAAATTCAAGAATTAAGAAATCAAGGTTATTCAGAAGCACAAATTCAACAAATAATTAACTCTTAATCTATGGAAACTTTACTACAAAAAGCACAAAGATTAAAAATACAACCAGCTGGACAAGTTGCTACGCAAGTAAAGATTCCAACAACAACTGAAACTCTTGCCCAAAAAGCACAACGTCTTGGCATAAAGCCAGAAAGTAAAGATGGATTTTTTACTACTCTTGCCAAAGAATCAATTAAGCCGTTCGCTGAGATTGGAACTTCTGCTTATAATGTATTAGCTTCTACTGGAAAGCTCTTAACTGGTGACAAAGAAGGTGCTGCTAAATCTATCGGTGCTACTCGCAACTTACCATTTTTAGGTGCTACAAAACCAGCTTTTACTGGTACAGAAACTACTGGGGAAGCTGCTAAAAAGATAGGTGGATATGGTGCGGAAGTAGCCTCGTGGGCAGTTGGTGGTGGAGGTGCTAAACAAGTGGCCAAACAAACTCTTAAAGGACAGGTGTTAAAAGGATTAGGTACAGGTGCTAAAATAGGTGCGGAAGCTGGTGTGTTAGCTGGTGGCGGACGTGCTGCACAAGAAGGTGGCACAGTTGGAGAAATTGCCAAAGGTGCTACGGTTGGTGGTGTTGGTGGAGCAGTTTTTGGTGGTGCTTTAGGTGCTACCGCTCCTTTAGTTTCTAAAGGTATAAAAGGTGTCGGGACAATGCTAGACAAAGAAGCTCGTGTAGCAAACATTATAAAAAAACGTGAACAGGAAATATTTAATATTGAAAATCAATATTCTAAAACTCGTAAAGTGATGGATTATTCAAAAGACGCCAACGCTTCTTCTCGTAAAAGAATTGCTAGTACTGATATTTTAGTTAACTCAATCGATGACACTGGAACTATTCGCACCAAACAACCAGGTGGTACTATTGAGCAGTATAAGGCAATGGTTCTAGACCCAGCTGAAGGAGTAGTAAGACAAGGTTTAGAAAAAGAAGGTAAGAGTGTAAATCTTTTAACCATTAAAGACCAGTTAGAAAAATCAGTAATGGAAAGTGGTTTACAGGGTAAAAACCTTACTACTGCTCTTAGTGATATTACAAAAGAATTAGAAGGTTATGCCTTAAAAGCTGACCCACAAGGAAATATCCCATTGACTTTAATTCACGACGCTAAAATTGACACAACTAAGTCAATAAATTATTTTACGCCTCCTGAAGTAAAAGCAGGTAGAAAAGCGATTGCTAGTGGTCTTAAAAAACTTGTTGAAGATAACGCTGATTTTAACGTAAAAGAAATTAACTCAGAACTTGCCAAATATCTAAAAGACGTTCAATTACTTGAAAATCTTGATGGTAAAAAAGTAAAAGGTGGTAAATTAGGCAAATACTTTGCACAAGTTTCAGGCAATATAGTTGGTGGTGCAGCGGGTGGAGCTATTGGAGGATTACCTGGTGCAGCAGTTGGTTCAGTTGTGGGTGGTGAAGTTGCTGGTAAAATTAAAGGTTCACTACTTTCAAAGACTTTTGGTAAAATGACTGGACAAACCGCTCCTGAATCTGAAATTTTAAGAGGTGCAGTTTCCGCAAATAAAAAACCACTACTAGGACTTCCTTCTCCAACAAGTGAATTTAGAAGTCAGATAGGTAGTAATAAAATAATTCCATTGCCTGAAAAAACTCCTATTTTACAAGGTCAAGTAGTTAGTCTATCTGATTTAAGGACTTCTTTACCTATTAAGAAAACAATACCTAAATTTGGAGTTACTCCTAAAACTCCAAATGTAAATAAAATAGAAATTGAACCAAGTGCAACAAATAAATTAGTAAAGCGTCAAATCCAATATTTAAACGAAATGACAGCTGCAGAAAAAGAAAATTATCTTAATTTTAAAAAAACTGCAGCTAATGACTCAGCTCCTTTTGCTGATAGATTTAATAAGATTAATGAAAAATATAATCTTGAAACTTATGCTCCTCAATTTAAGTCTGACGGTCGTGCTATTGAAAAAGCCATAGAAGATTATGGTCGTGATTTTACAAAAGTTTCAGATATGAACAGAGGTGCGTTTATAGTAGAAAATTTAAATGATATTGATAAATTAGTTAGAGATATTGAAAAAACTTTTGTAGTAAAAAAAGTAAATGATAGATTTATTAATCAGACTCTTGGATATAGAGATTTCTTGATAAAGGTTGAACTCCCTAACGGAACAACTGGTGAAATTCAGATAATTCCTAAAGAAATGGCTAAGGCAAAAGAAGTCACGCATATTCTTTATGAACAATCAAGAACACTTGAAAGTCAGTCTAAATTGAGATTACTAACACAATCTGAAAAAAACAAAAAACTTAGTCTTGAAATTAGACAAAAAAGAATATATAATAAAGCTTGGGAAAAATATAAAGATAATTATGAAGTTAATAAACGTAATTTATTAAATATTGGAAAAGAAAAGAATGTTCCTATAGAACAAACTTTTGGGCAAGTGAGTGGTAAAGAACTAGAAAACGTTGCGTCTAAAATAAAAGATGGTGGTATTACTTATGATATGATAAATAAGTCTCCACGTTCTAATGAGCCTTTATTCGCTGTTTCAATATACCCAGAAAACTCGATGATAATTAATAGAAAAAACTTTTCTACTAAAGATGTGTATGAATTTGTTAGAAAGAATAGAAAAATGCTTGATAAACCAAATCATTTTCTAGGTGGTTGGTATGACACAGAATCTGGTAAAATTTATTTGGATGTATCGGTAGCAGTAAAAGATAAGGCACAAGCGATAGGTTTTGGTAAAGAATTTAATCAGAAATCTATTTTTGACCTTATGAATTTAAAAGAAATAAACACTGGTGGAACTGGTGAGTCTTTGGTCGGAAAGGATATTTTACCTCGTATTCATTCAGCTAAAAAATTATAATATGCGTATTCCTTTACACAATCTTTTAAGTAACGTAAGTGGTGAAATGAGAAGTATTTACAAGACTGAACCAAATGAAGTAAGATATTTTAAGATTAATGGTGAGGACGAAGATAGAGAAATTAGAGTTTCAGGAACACCTAGCGGTGGTCTTAAAGTTGAAGAACTTAAAGGTGATAAATGGAATATAAATACCACCGCACTACCGAGATTAGGTGATGGAGTTATTGAAGTTTCCAGGTCAGAATAATCTCTTCCCAGTCCATAAATTTAACCGCTTTGTTATCAATATACATATCAGCAGATGGTTTGTTGTTTGTTACTTCATCAAATGGTATTTCGTATTTATTTAACCAAGCAATCACTCTATCTTTTTTCCATTCTAAATCACCACCAAAAATAGGATTCAAACGGGTTGTAAGAATAATAATCTTATAACCTGTTTTTTTAAATCCTACCAACGCTTCTTTGGCCGCTAATTTTGGCTCACCTTTAATAAAACCATCATCAAATGGCTGCTGTTTACAAAGTGTTCCATCTAGGTCAATACAAACTACCTTACCTTTACGAACTTTTTTCATTGCCTCACTTATTTCTTCTTTTGTTTTACCTTCAAATCTAGTTTTAACTGATTTATTACCACCTAAACTACCAAGTTCTGCTGCGAATAATAAATGTTTCATATTATTTTTTTAAAAGTATTTTAACTGCTTTTAATCTTTTATTTTCTTCATCGGTATTAAAGAATTGAATCATTGAAAGTGCTTTTTTCATTGCTTTTAGTTCCCATTCTGCACGATTGCCAACTAATTTTAATGCTTCTTCTTTTGTCATATTATTTAATAGGAGTTAATTCTTTAATCATTGAGCAAGGAACTGCAATATAATTATCATCTAAATTTGTCACTGTAAGTGTTGGTTCTGACTTCCGTCTTCCCCATTTTATCATACTAATTTTAGGTCTGCTAACTTGATAAACTGTTTCATCTTGTAATATTAATAGGTAATTCATATTATTTTATTTTATATTTATTTTTTAATGATTTTACTTGCCAAAATGGATAAGAATATCCAGTGACTCCTTGGTTAGATTCGTGCCAATCTTTCCATTCATTTTCAATTTTTTCTCGCTCTTCATCATATTGGCGTTTGTTTTCACACGTACAAACAGCATCACAATGTCCACAAGCAAGACCAAAATTATAAATATATAGGTGTTGACTATTGCAATTGTTTTTTGTGTGTTCAATAATTGAGCACATATTTTTTAATTTAATTATTAAACAGAATAACTTGTTACTTTAAATGGTTTGAAATTCTTGTCTTCCAGAGCGTCAATCGCTTCGAAATCAAAGGTTACTTCACTAAATAAATTCTTACCAGTGTTTGCTATTTCTACTAATGCTTTTATTGCTTTTTCGTATAGTGGTAATAATTTATTTTTATCGCTATTCATATAAATTACTTTAGCCATCACGTTTCCTTTTGTTATTGCTAGTAAATTAACAGCAATGGATTGAATTTCTTTAGTAGTGAAAAGGTCAAAGTTCTCTTCCATAAATTTGATGTCTTTTGTCTGTCCTTCGTTTCCGTAAAAGTCTAAAGTGTGAGTTGTAATCTTTCCGTCCTCATTTTTTAGAATCCTTACTGGACTATAAACAGATTTTTTAGGTTTGTTTAAAGCACCTGTTTTTGGATTGATAGTTTGAAACACACTTCTAAAACCTTTGCCGTTTGCGTGTTCAACACTGAAATAAGCCGTAGTCTTTTGAGTATATCCATAAGGATAATTCTCAACCGCTATTTTTTCTGTTGTTTTTAAATAATTCATATTAATATCTTATTAATTTAAGTCCTAATGCATATCCGATGGCGAATAATGTCGCTAGTTCCAGAATCCTACTTGTAATTCTGAAGAAGAATTTTTTAAAGAACTTTCTCACATTTCGTTTGATTAAGTTTTTTGTTGTTTTTTTCATATTGTTTTTTACTTTCTTTTTGCGACCTTTGGAGTTGTTCTCTCTCCAACACTTATATAATACTACAGACGAAGCGGTTCGTCAATAGTGGGGTGTGGATAAATAAAAAACCGCCTATTACAGCGGTTAATTTAGCAATAATTACTTATTCTAATCTTTCATAAGATAAAACCCACAAATAATAAACACCACTCCTCCAAAAAAAGAAATTATATTATTATAACCTACTGTTACTCCATAAACTCCTAAAATAAAACTAGCTACCATTATAATTTTTCTATTTATAAGACTATTCATATAATTATTTAAAAATAAAGAAACTAACACCAACACCAACAAAAACAATTACTGATAAATAAAATACTTGTATTAATTCCATATTTTAAGTATTTAAAATTAAATTAACTTTTATTTCGTTGCATAAACCTTTCTTTTCTATTAATTTTTTAACATTCCAAGCTATTTGTTCTTCACTATCCATTGATTTGTGAATATCAGAGGTAAATCTGCTGTGCAAAACAGGTATAGCTTTTTTTAATAATCTCCAAAGTTGGTGTTGTTCTTTATTTAAACACTTAACAACACTAAAATAATTATCTATTTTTTGTATTTTTTGAGGAGAAATAATAGGGATTTCAAAATCTATATCATTGTCTTTTATAATCTCCTTCCATAATTTTAAGTTATTCATATATTTGAGTTAATTATTAAAGGGATTAGGCAGTTTTGAACAGGCTGCCAACTGCTTGAAGTTCAGCGACGCTTCCTGCGAGGTTCGGCAGGTTCGTAGTCGTCGACTTCTTTCTTGGTGGGTTGTGGTGGAGGTTCGTGTTTCCAATGAGGGCTTTCGGTGTACACGCCCTTATTTTTGACACAAATCTCACACTCGGCGGAAATCTCCTCGCTCTTTCCATCATCAATCCGCTTGATGACGAACGAACACGGACAGACAATCCTAGTCATAGTTACCTCCCGAAGAAGTCAATCCTCGTGGTTTTGACGACCTTCTTGGCGTGACAAGACTTACATTCGAAGTCTTGAGTAACCATTGTGTCGCCAGAGTTGAACGACCAGCCGATGAGAACAAAGTTTGTCCTCACTCGACAGATTTGGCACTTGAACCGCCTAGTTTCCATTGACTACCCCGTCCTGTATTTGGAAACGATGTAATTCCACTCCACACCAGACAGCTTGCTCTTCGCTCGGTATAGCAAACGCCGTCTCCAGCCTTTAGCAAACCAATGCGGAAAGCGAACCCAGACTTTCACAATGAAAGTGTAAAAGAACGACTGCATAGCTGAACCTCTTCCGAAGCACTAATGCGTGTCCTTACGTGCGTCTTATTCCGCCATCACCCAAGAGAATTGTTAATCCTTTCTTGCCAAAACAAATCTATTTTTTCCGCACAATTTACAATGTTGATTATGTAAATCACTTGTACAAAGTATCTGGTCGCAATTTATCCATTCGTGCTCACAGGGTATTTTCATATTTACATTTAATTATTCAAACATTAATTGTTAATCTTCTCTATCCAACCCACAATTAATTATGAGTTGGGAGAGAGTGTTAAATTATATTGTGTCTTTCAAATACTACTCCATTAAAATTACATACAAGATTTTTAGCTTTTATCTCTGTCAATCTTTTTCTACATCTAACACATAATTTTAATTTTCTGTTGTATCTCTTCTTGGTTCTTAATTCCAAAAATTGTCTAGGAAAAATTGTAGTTAAAACATAACTGTCTTCGTCTGGTTGGAATACCCATATAAAATCACCAAATATCTTATAAACTCCTGTCCAGTATCCGTCTAAATGAAAACCAAGTTTTACTATTGTTTGTCTTAATCTATTTGGTAATGTTTTACCTTCATTTAATGCCTGTAATGCTAATTCATCTATTGTAAAACCTAATTTCCACCTCTCTTTAAATCTTTGTCTTGCGTGGTTAGATATTATCATAAATTTATAATTAAATTTCTATGCTAACTTTATTATTTTACAGGTTAACAACTCTCAAAACTAGTGTATAACAAGGTTAGTTCTTGTAGGTAGGCTCTGCCCTTATTTCATCTATGCCACTCGCTATTTGGCACATATATCAGCTACTCGTCAGTAGCGGTTCAGGACTTATGAAACGGTTCTCTGCCCGTCGTATACACTAGGTTTGAAAGCGTGACAAGGTGTCACGACTTTCGGGGGATTATTTGTCGTTTTGAGTGATTGACTTATTGAGCCAAAAACCACTTTCTTCTAATTTTGTCAAGGCTAGCGATAAACCACGACTTGGTGGTAATGTTTTTAACTCTGCTGCCAAAGTTTCATATTTATCACGAAACTCCTGCATCTTCGACTTTTGTTCCTCTGTTGGCTGGACATATTGAAATGTCATATATTTATATATTCCCCCACTCTAATGAGTGATTAAAGGGTGTTTATTTGATTACCGCTGTGTAAGAAATTCCATCTAGGGTGACAGTCACTTCTATACCACTCAAACTTTTTGGTTTGTCTTCTTCGATAGGAGTAATTTCATAATCACCTAACACATATTGATTTTTCCAATAAGTAGAACCAGTTTTATCGGTAATATCTGTGATTCTTCCGCTATCATCACCACCTACAAATCTACCTTTTGTAAATGATGCTTTTAAACAAACCTGAGCATTACCATAAACCTGAGCATTACCACAAACCTGAGCATTACCATAAACCCGAGCATTACCATAAACCCGAGCATCACCATAAACCTGAGCATTACCACAAACCTGAGCATTACCATAAACCCGAGCATTACCATAAACCCAAGCATTCCCATCTTGATTTAGATTCTCTTCTTTCTCTACCCACCCACCTAATTCACCTTTTATCACTGAACCAAAACTAGCTGTTGCTTCAATTTGGAATAATTTAACCCCAAATTCTATTTTTGTATTTTTTGTTAGTTTATATTTCATACTATTTATATATTACCCTGCCACTAAAGTGACATAAGGTTTTATTTAAAAGATAACGGCGGATTAAGTTATGTCATATTTAAGGTTAGGCATCCCACACAACTCAATCACTTGCCACCTGCCTTGGTGGCCGTCTTGATTATCTTTAGTATTAGGTTTTTTGCTAGTTCAACAGTTTCAGTCTTTACTTTCATTCCTTGCTCACCTTGTAAATATCCATTTAGAAATACCCCTGCTATAATTGGATGAAGTTTGTTTAATATTTTGTCATCATTACTACTTTTCATATTTATTTAGTTTAGTATGTGTAGGGTAGTTATTCTAAAACTGGCTCATAGGTTGCTTGAAAGATGTCTGGTTTGCAAGGATAAATTTCGCCTTTTATGCCTTGAATTATCCAGTCTCCTAATTGAGCTTCGTGTTCTCCTTCAAGAGTTTCAATACCTAATTTTTCGTTATTTTCTCCGTATGTATGCAATCCACGTTTTAAAGAGTTAATATCCTGAATAGATGAAAATGCTTTATCGCTTCCATCCCATTGTATCGCTTCAATTACTATTGGTTTTTTACGAAATTTCATATTAAATTTTAAATATTACAGCTATTGCATTTCCTTTTAAAACTTCCCACGCTTCCCACAACCTCATAAAGAAACTGCCTGTTTCTGGTTTTTTACAATACCAATGTCCATCTGGTGCTAAGGCGTGTGTTCTTGATAAGTCATCTGCTAAATATGGCATATTTATTTACATCTTATTTAATAATACTGATTTTTAAAGCTGACTACAAGCTGTCAACTAAAGTCCTGATGGGATGATATTTAAACGGATATTTTTCCACTACCTTCGCAAAACTCACATTGAACTTGTATTGGGCAACTTATGCAAGTTCCATCTTCTGGATTGTGTCTTCTAGGTGAATCATGCTCAACTGTATAACCAAATCCATCACATTGTGGACAATCTACCATATATTTCTATTTATCTTTAATTAAAAGTCCAGCAGAGGTTAGGTTGGATAAAAAACTGTCTCTAAAATACTCCTCTCCGTTCTGAAAATCGACATACTGGCCTTGATTTTCACTTCCCCATCTCGCCTTTTCTATTTCAGGCAAAGCACTCAATATCTTCTCCACAGTTTGGTCTATGGTTTTGGAGATGAACAACATTATTTCAACAGTTTTATCTTCAAACTGGTCTACTGCGTTATCTTCATTATCATAAGCAGCGTAATTAATTTCCCCTAGTCCATTTTTAAAAGTTTTTTTAAATTCTATTTCCCAATTTTTTAGACAAACACTGTCGTCTTCGTTTATTTGGTTTGGCATACTTTATAATAATCATCTTCTTTAATAAAGGCTTCAAAGTTTCCTATTCGGAGCTCTCCATCTTGCTCCCAATGAGCATACATACCATCCATTTTCTTGAATATTGCCTCTGTTCCGTCTGAAAGAATTACTTTTGAATTGTTTGGAAGTTCCCATTCTTTAAATATTTTCATACTATTTATGTCTTTCTTCATTAAAAATGTAAATAAGAAGTATTGTAAAAATTAAAAATTCCATACCAATTAAAATCCTAGTTTTTTAAATAAAGTCTTAAATGTCATCGTCTTTTCTTTACCATTATATTTTATAACTACCTCTGTAATATCTTTTGCTTTTGCTTTAGATAACAATTCTTTAATTCCTTCGTCTGAAAGTGTTATAAATAAACAGACGTGTTTTGATACTGGTTTTTGTTTTTTTTGCATATTCATATAGTTTATTTAATTAATTAATTAATTTATTTAACTTTACTATTTCTTAATTTACTCATCATTTGACTTATTTCTTCTTTAGTCTTTCCTTCAAATCTTTTTTTGACTGATAGCTTAGCTAGGTCTTGAGCTGATTTATTTTTTTTCATAATCAATTAAATTTATTTGGTTCGGGAAATCAATGTGTACTCCTGTTCTTTCTCCGATTGTCTTGTTTAAAACGTCATATACCTTATCAATCTCTTTCTTTTTTAGATGTGCTGTGCTTTGTTTTTTAAAATATGCTTTTTGAATAGGTCGCCAAAGGTTCTCTTTTATGGTGTCTGGTGTCCAAGGTATTTCAACGTCTTGGCGAATAGTTTCCCTCATATCAAACCCTGCCTCATTAAGTGCGTCTGCCAATAGAGTAAAATATAGGTGTAAGGCACGATTTTGTTGTGAGGTACGTCTATCTTTTATTTCTGATTGGCAGTGTTCGCAAAGCATATTAAGGGTGATTTTCTCCTGGGTCTTCTCCAAAGATGTCTTTTATCTTGTCTAACTCCTCTTCAGTGATGGTTGTAGGGCTAGATTTGACCGTATAAGGCGGTTTAAACCCGTCAGACGATGTTTGATTAGTTTTTTCTAAAACCTGTCTTAAAAGTGCCTTTATTTCGTCTAATTCGGTAAATACATTACGTTCGGCTGGTTCTTCAAAGTTATAATAGGTTTTACCGTCTTTTCCAACCGATGTAGTAATGGTCAATTCTACCGTCTGTCCTTTTGTATAACTTTTAGTAGTGTTATTTCCAAATCCTGACAACCAAGTTTCTTCGCCTTTGGTATTAGTTGTTAGAATTGAACAGCGTGTATAGTTTTTTCCGTTTGCTGATACTTTGTCTTCGTGTTTTACTTTTTCAATTGTAATTTTTGACATATTTTATGATTTAAATGGAATTTCATCTCCAAATTCGTTAGTTATTTTTTCTGTGCTTGGTTTTTCTACTTTTCTAGTTGGCATTCTATTGGCAACTGGAATATAAGATGGGTATGATTTTGATTTAAGTTCTGGGCTGTCTTTTTCTGGGTCATTTCCAGTAGGGATATTAAAGGTTTTCATATAAAGATACTTAATCGCACCTGTAATAGCTTTATAAATTCCCTTGTCGCCTTTATCAGCACCTTGACCATAAACTACTCCGTCTAACTTCTCACCACTTTCAACATCATAGAACGCATAAGTGATTTTTACTGTTACTAGAAATTGCGTGTCACCTTTTGCTCCTTGATATTCTTTGGTTTCTGATACTTCGGACTGATAATGGAATACTACTTTGTTTTTGTCCATTAACTCTTTAATCTTTGTAGTGACTTGTGCCTCCATTAAGTAGTTATAATTATTGAAATTATTAAAACCCTCTTTTGGCATTGTATCTATCGACTTTTGTATCTCGTATATTTTTGCAAGTATTTTTTGCATATTTATAAGTTAGTTAAGTTATGTATTTATTATAACACGAGCGTTCGTTGTTGTCCAGTGCTAAACTGTGAATAACTTTTCTTTGTAAAATTTAATTAGTTCTTTAAGTTCTGGTGCTGTCCATTTTCTGTAAATCTTACCCTGGTCATTTAGCTTTTTAATGATTTCAGCTCCATATTTATTTATTAGATACTCAGCGAACTGCGGTTTTGAGCCTTCTTTAAAAATATTCTCCTCAGCACACTGACAGATACAGTTTAACTCTTCAAAGCGTGTGTTCATATTCATACGCCCTACAAAGTGGGAGCAATGAGCGTTTTTATTAGTTAGGATTTTAAAGCACGTCTGACAAACATATTTATCTCTTGCTCGTATATAGTCTGAAAATGCTTTATCGGCTTTCTTAATTAGAGTTGGAACGTGATTTTCTCGCTTTTCTTTCTTTTTGGATTTCCGCAACAGCAATCTCTGCTTCTTTTTTTCCTTCGCTAATTTTTCTTTTTGCTTGTTTAAGAGGTTTATACATTTCATTCCAAGAGTTCGTCCGTTCAGGCGTGGTTCTTTCTGGCAAGTCTTGCATAATTTGACTTTCGTTGTAGTCTGTTTGAAGTTGCTTATACCAGCGTTTAACACCATATAATAAAATGTTTAGCATAATTTCTTATTAAATTTTGTGGTAGCTGAAAATTTCCAACCCCAAATATGTTCTTCGTGTAGTCTTTTAGGTTGTAATTCATCATTAAGAGCTACTACACCATTCTCCTCTACTAAACTTCGGCAAATACGCTCGGTAGTTGCTTGTTCGTGGTGGTTCTTTCTTGACCATTCATAAGCGTCTTTACGACTTAATACACCTTGGTCTTTTAATAGGGTCATTAGTTTTCCTTTGATTGAGTCTGGTTTGTACATATTATTTATAAGTCTTTTAATGGATTAAAGTTTAAAACAATTTATAAACCATTTTGGTAGAGTAATATAATTAGGAATTGGATGTAATTTTTCTTTTTTAGCAATTTCGTAAGCTTTTGGATTTGAGGCTAGTTCAGACATTCTCTTAAACCATTTTTTTTTTATTCATATTTCTTAAAACTTATTTGAGTAAATCCCCCATCTTCTCTAACCTCTTCATTTCTATGGATTGGTCTTTCTTCTACTTTCTTTAACTAAGTAATTTTTGTTTTTTTTTCTCTCTATTTCTTCTGCAAAACAACTACACATTCTTCTGGTTGGTGAATAAGTAAACTCTCCATAATAACTTTCATACCCTGTTCCCTTACATTTTGTACAGTTTAATATTTTTTCTGTCTTTTCAGTTAATAATTTATTATGAATATCATAATATAAATCATATTCTTCCTCTGACATAACGTTGTCTATTGCTAGTTCTGGATAATATTTATAATCTAATTCAACACTTGGGTTTTCAGCATCTACCCAATTTCCAAATTTCTTAATGACTAAAGTTCCGTCGTGTAATCTTCCCTTATTCATTTGGCTTCGGTCTATTTTGTTTTCTGGGATAACACTTTGAACAAAAGATAGATTAATATACCCTTTAATTGTAGGAACAAATACTAACCCTTTCATCTCACCTTTTGCTATATTTTGTGCTTCTTCTTCTGAAATCCAGTATTTTTCTCCACTTATTGTAATTTGATATTTCATAAACTTCTTATATTAGATGAATTATTTTTTTTATAAAAACCTACTAACTGAGATAATTTAGTTTCAAGTTCAGAAGGAGTAGTAATTGTTGGAGCAAACTTTTGCCCATAAACTGCCACCGCAGCACTAGCACTTCCCAAAGCCTTTTCAACACCTAGCTTGTCTATTAAGCGTTGGGCTGAGGCTCTTATGGTTTTATTGCCAAAGTTAATGGTAGGATTTATTTCATAAAAGATTTTAAACATTTCTTGAACATCCTGCGAGCTTGGCTCGCTAATTATAAGTTTACTTTCTTTTACTTTTATTTCCTTTACTTTCCTTTCCTTTATAGCATTGCCATCGGATTGCGTTCGCAATGCGTTCGCATCACTTTTATTTTGCTTATTCCAGCGAAGAAAAGCACTTTGTCTTGCCTTCTCTGATTTTCCTTTACGGTCTCTAAGTCGTGCTAAACAAGATTCTGAATAAAATTTATCCTTGCTAACTTGAAATAAATCACTATCAATTACTTGCTTTATGCGTTCGCTATCCGTTCGCAAATCAAACGCAATAACGTCATAATCTTTTACTAGAAATCCACCAGCTTCATAAAGTTTTTCTATAATAGCCCAGTAGATTCCATAACCAGTCCAACCCTCTTTTTGAATAAGTTTAAGGATTTTCTCGTCGTTTCTAGCCCCATAATCGTGGCTGAAATAATATGTTTCTTTCATATAATTCAATTAAAAAAGTGGGTAGCTAGCACATTGCGACATCCCTGTCGTGGTTCTTGCGAACCGCTAACTATCCACTGTCTTACCTTAATTAAGTTTTTCATATTGGATATTTCAATGTAAATTAATTATAACACATTTTTTAAATTGAAACAAGGGTGAAATCTAACCTGTGGATAAATTTCACCCCAGACAATTATTTCTTTTCAATTAGCTGTAAAATACATAACCCTGCAACACCAAACATTATTCCACCTGCTAAAGTAGCGGTATCATTTTCATTAACTCCGCTAAAAAAAGCAAGTACTCCGATTACTAAACAGAACCAACCGTAAATCTTATAAAACATATTATTTGAGTAAATAAGTTAAAATTAACATTTCAAGGAAAAATATAAAGTAAATCATATTATTTATTTAAAAACATCAAAAACAATATTGTTACTATAATTCCGAGTATAAAGTATAACATACTATAAATTTAAATATTTATTTGCTGACCACTCTTTAAAACCTCGACGTTTAATTAGTTTTAAAGATTCTTTTGTGGAACATTTAATTGAGAAGGCACATTCTTTGCTTATTTCAGGGTGTGCTTTGCTATTAAGTTGAAATAAACCTCTGTCAAACGAGTTGTTTCTAGGATTGTAATTCACGGCGTACTGGTCGAAATTACTCTCTGCTTGTACTAACATAAGTACCTTTACAGGGTCAATTTCAGCTTTCTCTGCTTCTTGGTAGATGTACTGGCTAGGTGTGAGGTGTTGGTAGGATTCAAAGGTGATAGGGTAAGGCGACTGTGAAGCCCATAAACCTGCATATATACCTGAACAGAAGAATAAAAGACAAATTATTTCCCAGCTAAAATCATATCGTTTTAAATAACCAAATTTTTTAGTCTTCATACATTCTTAATTACTTCAAGAATAAACTTTTTCTCATTTTCATTTTCAAAGTCTGTTTCGTTTATGTGAGTATAAGAAGATATTTTTTGTGTAAAAATTCCTTTAAAACCGTGTCTTTGCCCACCTTCAATATAGTTTGTTCTGAAAGATTGACGACTATTCGGTACTTCCATAGGCTCACCATAAATTCTAACTTCCCATTCTCCACGATATTTATAAACACGCACTTTTTTATTAGCAATATCGGCGTTGTTTTCCTTTAACCATTTAAGAACTTCGTCTTTAAATTCCTGTCTTGTTCTTGTATTAGTCATAGGGTTATTTAAATAAGTTGTTGAGAGTTTCTATCGTGCCTTTAAATTGTGGAATTTCTTTAATATGCTCTAGTGAACATTGCTTACATTTCTTTTTAGGTTTTTCATTTTCCCAATGACAACCACAAGGACATTCTTTTTTATTAGGCATAAAATTTTTACATTAAACCAACAGTTTTTTTCATTATTTCATAACATTCTTCATTGTGATAACATTTAAAATAGTGGTCATAAAACTTCTTATAATGTTCCATATCGTGTATAACTGATTTGAGCTTACTTTCCATATCTTTTTTAAATTCTTCTTCGATACCTGTAAGTTTTTGGATTTCAGCTCGTAATCTACTTCCGTGCCTCCAACCTGTTGTATCCCAACCCCACATATCTGTATCTCCTTTTAATTGCTTTTCAACCATTCCAATAATTTCATCGTAAGAATATATTTCAAGTATTCTAAACTTAATTTCTTGGGGAAGTTCTACAAACAAATCTAGCACGTCTTTTTCTGTGGTATTTATTTTAAGATTTAATTTATTTTCTTCATTCATATATTTTATTTATGTCCAAACTTCCTTAACCAGAAGTATCTATGTTTAATGTCTCTAACTACGTTTCTAATAAATTCTTTTGTCATACGGGTATATTTATTTAAATAAAAGTGTAAGTTAAGTAAAGTAGTATTCATATTATTTACAATATCTCATTACACATCTATCATCACAGTATCCGTTGTATAAATAACATTGGTCTTCTGTTATTTCCGCACCACACTCGCAACCGTGTTTACCTTCTTCACCAGAACCACATCTTTTACATTCATCAAAATCAATATCGTCTGGATTGTCATAGCTCATAGGAGCGTTGCTTACTTGTTTTACTCTGTTATAAACGAAGTTTTGCATTTCTAGTATACTCATATAGTTTAAATTAGTGCTTTAGAGGCAGTGACTAATCGCATCTCATCGGGTTTCATACGCTTCTAACATCGCCCTAAGGCTAGTGGTACTACTTTGCGGTAGAGACAGGTTAATCACTGACACAGATACTATAACATAATGACGAACGCTTGTCCATAGGTTTATCCACACCCTATTGTTTTATCTAAAATAGGTGTATAATACAAGCATTAAGTTAGCTTGTAATACTTATGAACATTCGCAATCTAAGTTGGAATCAATGTCAAACAGTCTATTTTTATAATATGCGTGAGATAGATAAACTTTGGCAGAAACGTCGTATAACTTATCGTGGAACATTACTAGCCCAGATTGAAAATGATATTCAGAAATTGTGTAAAGAAGTATTTCAGATAGTAACAATCCATCCACACTTGGAGGATGTTTACAAAAGAAAGTGTATACCAAGCCTTAAAAAATGAGTAGGTCACCCATTGAAATTTATCTAAAATAGTGCTATAATTACAGTAGTCAATTGAAATATCATCTTATCTAACCGCTAGGAACGAAACTAACCTAAACTGTGCAAGCAGTCGTGGCGTGGAACACCAAGAAAACAGGATAAGCTGAGATTTTAGAGGGTTTTCCCTTATTAGCTTGTCAATATGGGTAAAAAATCAACAAAAAAGAAACCTTGTTAAGACGCTTATTTTGCGTCTATTTTTATTTTTTCAAGAACGGGCAATATAAATGCCACTCGTAGTAACGCTAAGCTGGTTCGAAATGAACTACCTTACCTGTGACTACATCGGCAAGAGGACGAGATAGCCCGAATTAATACTCGTCCTTGAAGGAATAAACTGTTCATAGTAGCTCAACGTATCCTTACCAGATATGTTTGGCTATGTAAAAAATCTTGTATCTTCGCCACTAAGCCTAAAAACTTAGTTAGCCAAAAAGCACAACCACCCAGTCTACTGGAATGGGCTTGGTGGCGAGGATAACAATTCATTCCAGCTGAGGTCTAAGTGTACCCCTCAGTCAAAAAAACCACACTTTAATATTAAGGATTGCACTCAATGTAAGTGCTAAGAAACTTCGATACCCCAAGACTTAGCCCCCTCCAATGAGTGGAATTACGAAAGTAGGACATCTAACGGAGATAATTTCAAGGATTAGGTACTAACTGCTAATGGAATGATACAAAGTACCTTTTCCCACTATTACTGTATAGGAGGGAAGAGGGGGTATTCATAAAACTATGGTAAAAAGCAAATGGCGTAAAATTTCAATTCTAGTACATAATAAAGCCGACCCTATTTCTGTTGCACTAAACCACACCCATTGTCCAGTGTGCCAAAAGCCCTTAGACAATGAATGGCGGTGCTTCAAAGACAAAATAAGAATTTATTTTAAACAAGAAGAACTAAAATAATTATGCTCTACTCCCTAGAACAATTAAAAGAACTCTCACTAGAAGTTCTTAAATCAATGGCTTATGATAACTTCGTAGTTTTAGAAGGAACTCAATCTAACATAAAGACTCTCAATCAAATCATAGCAGAGAAATCTCAACAAACTCCACCACCAGAAGTTAAAGGTGAAGCAGAAGAATCCAAATAATATGGTAAAAGAAAAATCAATTTCATCGCCAGTAGAAGAAGTTTCAGGTGCTGACTTAGTCACTCAAGGCTTAGTAAGCAAAGAAGATGAAGCAAAGCAGAAGTCTTACGACAAACGCCATAAAAAGTTTATGGAAGAATTTAACAAACTACAAGATAAATACGACATTAAACTATTACTAACACCAGCTAAGATTTTGTACTATGACAAAAAAGACTACAAAGAAACTAAATAAAATAATCAAGGAAGCTGAACCTGTTATAAAAACAGAAGAAGTGGTAATCTCCGTCCCTGCTTCACCTAAACAATTTGTTTTCGGTGATGTAATCCGCAATATGAAAAATGGTAAGGTTTTAACCTATCATCACCAAGCTAGTGTCGATGAAAACATTGAAGATTACGAACTAACAGGAATAAGAATCTAATATGCCTTTATCAAAAACTAATGTAGGCAAGAATATTGCTGAATTAATGGCTGATAACAAAAAGACAGGCAAAGAGAAGGGTGCAGGAGGTAAAGCACGTCCTAGAGCCCAAATCTTGGCAATAGCACTATCTGTAGCAGGTAAGTCTAAGAAATATAAACGCTCAAAAGTATGATGCCTAAAATGTCATTAAAAGAAATGGAGAAAGAAATGAAAGGACACTCAGAATCTAAGAAGCACGAATCCAAAGAAAACAAAATGGAAAAATCAGAACTAAGTAAGCCTAAAAAGAAATTTAAACGCAGTAAATAAGTAATTATATGTCAGGAGATGTAGGAAGACCAAGTGAACTTACAGATGAATTGGTTGGGAAAATTAAGCAATGGACATTAGAAGGGAAAAACTTAAAAGAAATGGCTAATCTAAGCCAAATCCCTGAAAATACTTTCTATTGCTGGTCTTCAGATAATTACCTAAACATAGCAGATAAGATTGAAGGTTGGAGAAGGGATAGAAAGCTAATGTTAGCGGATATTACCTCTGATACCATTCAAACATTACCCGTATTTGATGAAACTGGTAAACTAGATAAAGAACTTTTAAAGATTAAACAAAAAGAAGCTGAGTTTATTCGTGAAACTTTAGGCAAAGTAATTTACTCTAAGAGAACCGAAACTGACATAACTTCTAAGGGAGAAGTAATTAGAGGTTTTAACTTTGTATCAAATGAAACCAACAATCAAACCAACAATGAAGCAGGAACAGGCTTGGAAGAAGTTGCAAGACAAGACAACTAGATTCCCTGTATTCGGTGGTGGAGCTGGAGGAGGGAAGAGTTGGTTAGGTTGTGAATGGTTACTTACTAATTGCTATTTTTATCCTAACAGTAAATGGTTTATAGGACGTGAAGAACTAAAACGATTGATGAGTTCAACTTATATAACTTGGAACAAAGTTTGTAAACACCACAAGATACCTTCTACTGATTGGACACTAGACGGAAAATATAATGTTATAAAGTTTTTTAATGGAAGCTCGATTGATTTATTAGATGTTGCTTATCAACCATCTGACCCACTATACGAAAGATTCGGCTCTTTAGAATATACTGGTGGCTGGATAGATGAAGCTGGGGAGACCGATTTTAACGCTTTTGATATTTTAAAAACTAGATGTGGTCGCCACCTTAATAAAGAATATGGTTTGCTACCAAAGATATTTCTGACTTGTAACCCAAATAAAGGTTGGCTTTACAGAACTGTTTATAAACCTTTTAGAGAGGGCACATTACCAAAAGAATACGCTTTCATACAATCTCTTTATCAAGATAATGAACATACTGCTAAAGAATATGGAGAACAACTAGACCAAATTACTGATAGAATCACTAGACAGCGTTTAAAACTAGGTATTTGGGAATACGATGATGACGCAAACAGTATGATGAACTACAACGCAATAACAGACCTTTTTACAAATACAATAGTTCAGAATAACACAAAATATTTAACAGCCGATATTGCTAGACTTGGTAAAGATAAGACAGTTGTAAGACTTTGGAAAGGACTTGAAAATTATAAAACAATTGAATGGGGTAAAACAACCTTAGATGTTACAGAAATTAAAATAAAAGATTTATTAGTAGAAGAAAAAATACCGTATAGTCAAGCAATAGTAGATGAAGATGGTGTTGGTGGTGGAGTAGTTGACCATTTATCGGGAATAAAAGGTTTTGTAAACAACTCTACTCCAATAGAAACTATTTCAGGAGTTAAACCAAACTTTCAAAATCTAAAAACTCAATGCTATTACTTATTAGCAGACAAAGTAAACAACCACGAAATAGTAATTAAAAACGCTACTGAAGAACAAAAAACAAAAACAATAGAAGAGCTTGAACAGGTAAAAACAAAAGACAGTGATAAAGATGGTAAACTAAAAATTGAAAGTAAAGACCAAACAAAAGAAATTTTAGGAAGAAGTCCAGATTATGCGGACAGTCTAATGATGAGAATGTGGTTTGAACTTAAACCTCAATCAACTCCAATTATTTATAAACAACCAATCTTCCAATCCATTACTGATATAGGAAGTTAAACTAAACCTATGGCTATCGAAGATATACTCCTCGCACAAAGTTTAAAGGAATATGACATAGCGGTTAAATACCGCTCTCCTCGTGTTGTCAATTCTTGGTATAAGAATGAAGACCTTTACTTCCAGCGTAAGAAGAAAGAGATACAAGGACGACATAACATCCAGTTGGGTGAAATGCAAGGATTTGTCGACACTCTTATCTCAAAGACTGATGACCCGCCTGCAATTCAATTTGAACCACGCAAAGAAGCTGATTCACGCAAAGCTGAGAAGGTAACTAAAGCTTGGGAGATAGATTCAAGTGTCACTCGTGGTGACTGGGCGTTTAAGGACTTACTAGGCAAGAAACAGAACGCCCTATACGGACGTGCTATCTATAAATACTATGCTCAATCTGAACCTCAATATTCTTCTAACCTATTATTAGTAGATGTCTATGATTTTCTAATAGACCCTCAAGCTGGTGGTGAAGATACTGAATACGCTAAATTTCTAGGACACGACAACATTTTCAAATCAATCTACGAAGCAGAAGAAGACCCACTCTACGATAGTCGTCAGGTTCTGTTAGTTAAATTAGGACTGGGACGCAATAAAGAGAACAATAATGACAACGAACAAAGAGACAAACAAAATCGTGCATCAACTCTAGGACTAACACCAGATAAATATCAGTCAGAAGAAACATTAAAGATTTGTGAATGGTACACAACTTATAAAGGAAAACGCTATTTAGTAGCCTTTGACCGCTTTAGTAGAAAATGGTTAAGAGTAGAGAAGTTAAAAGACATCTTTCAAACTGCTGAATACGCTAATGGTGACCCACTATGGCCACTAGATAGTTGGGCAACTCATCCAGATAAGTTTGAGTTCTGGACACCAAGTCCTGCTGACCAAGTTCGAGAATGTATCCAAGCTAAGTCCCTTTTAGTATCACAGGCATTTGATAACCGAATGTACAACAACTTTGGAATGAAAGCCTATGACATTGATATGTTCCCTAACCCAGCCTTGCTTGAACCTAGATGGGCTGGATTAGTCCCAGTCTCAACCAAGTTAAGTGGACGCAGTATCCAAGATGGAATCTATGAATTCCGCTATCCTGCTTTAAACGACACCACTCAACTCTACGACATCTTAACAACTGAGAAAGGTTCTAATTCTAGTATCACTCCTGCCACCCAAGGAATGGCCGAAGCTAATAAGAAGGTTGGTGTATTAGAAGGTGAACTTGCTCAATCAGCAGACCGTATGGGGCTATTTAACCGCTCTTACGGACGTTTCTGGACAAAGATGGGTAAAAGATATCTTAATGGCTTAAAAGAACACTTAACCGAAGAAATGGCAATTAAGATGGTTGGTGAAAAAGGTGTTAAATGGGATAAACTTATTAAACAAGATTTAAACTCAGACTTTGATATCAATTTAGTAGGTATGGGTGCTGAGATTGCCGCAGACGCTAGAAAGAAACGTCAGCAATATCAAGTTCTGTTATCTGAAAGAATGAACCCACTTGTTAATCAGAAAACTCTCGAATCTAAACTACTTGAACTAGCAGAATTTGAACAACCTGAAATTAATGATTTGTTAGACGTAAACAATCAAGCCAACAAACAACTACAACTTATGGCAGCCGAGGAGAACGAGGAGATGCTAAAGAAAGACGTTGAACCTAACAAAGAAGCTGACACTGCTCACGTTCGTAAGCATTTAGACTTCTTGAATGAAAACGATGTTAAACCAGAAGTTCACCAACGTATATTAAATCATATGCAAGCTGAGGTAGAAATTGCTCGCAGTAATATGGTTGCTAAACTAGCATTTCAGAAGGCTCAGATGGGTCAAAGCCCAGCAATGGCTCAAATACCTACTCAAACCCCTGAAATGCCTGTAGAAGTTTCACAAGAGCCTACAGCCCCTATGGGTGCAGAACCTAACTTACCTATTCAATAAATATGATTGAAATGTTAGACCAACTATACGACAAGTTCAAAGATATTCGTGGTGAAATTGGTTATGACAAGAAACTATTATTAGATAGCTTACGCAAGGAGATAGTCGAACAGACTAAAATGAAAACCTTTGCTGATAGTGAACAAGGAAAGAAGTTAAAAGACGCAATCCACCAAACAATAGTAGAAATAGATAGACTATTAGACGCAGGCAAAGGAAATTCAATAAGTCTACTTGCTGAACGTAAAGCGTGGTTAACAGTCTTACAAACAATGCAAGGTGGTTCGACTAGATTAGAAGCAATTAAAAGCCAAATCGATTACTATTTAAAATCAGAATAATTAATGGGGAGTTAACCCCTATAAAAATCTTTTTATGAGCATTAATGATGTTCAAGCTGAGGAGCTTAAACCAGAACAGCAGAAAATCCTTGACGAGATAGCGGCGGACGAGGCTAAGCTAGCCCCTAAAGTCGAAGAAGTTAAGGAAACACCTAAGGTAGAAGCTGAACCTGTTATGCAGGAAGAAGTCAAACCTGAGGAAAAGGAGGAAGAACCAACTGAGTTCGCAGACGAAGATGAAGAGCAAGAAGACGTTAAAGACGTCAGACAGCCTAAATTCGTGCGACTAGAAAAGCACTTAAAACTAAGGGATAAGGTTAAAGACCTTGAAGCTAAATTGGCAGGAGCTAGCAGCCAAGTAGTCAAGGAAAACCTTACTCCAGCAGAACAAACAGCTATTACCGATGAGGTAGCAGCATTTGCAGAAGCTAATGGTTATGATGCAGAACAAACAAAGAAACTTGTTATGTTAGCGGAAGAAGGTGCTTATAAAAAGTTGGAAGAAAAGTTTGCAGGTAAATTCGCTCAACTAGAAACTGTGGCTAAACAAGCTCAACAGGAAAAAGATGAGGTAGAGCAAGAAAATATTTTCTCAAACCAATTCAAGGAACTAGGAAGTGAATTACCGCAATACAAAGAACATATCCAAGAATTAGAACCAGTCATTAAGAAACTTGCATTCTCAAAAGAATTTCACCTAGCTCCACTATCTGCTATTTATACTTATCTCCGAGAGGTTAAAGGTATGAAGCCCACTGAAAAGCGTGCAACAGTAGAAGGAAGTAATGGTGGAACTGCTCACAATGACGTGAGTGTAGACTTTGAAAGAATTGCTCGTGACGGAGATGAACAGGCTATTAAATCTATGGATAGTAAAACATTCGCAGAATTTAAAGCATTTATTAAAACAAATAGATTATAAATTTTATGTCAAATTCGCTTGGAAATGCCCTCTTAAACAAGGCATATTGGTCAAAATCAATGCAGGAATACCGAAAAAAGAAATTGGTAGCTCTAGCATTGTGTGATGTATCTGAGAAATCAGGTCTATCATCTGGTGATGTAATCCACAAACCTTACTCTTCTGATGTAGTAGGTCAGGCTTACACAAAAGGTACAGCTTTCACAGTTCAAGACATTAGTGCTACTGATGACACTTTGACAGTAGGTACAGCTCGTATCGCTCCTTTCTATATCGACGATATTGATAAAATTCAGAACAGTTATAGTGCTGTTGATGAATTTGGTGGTAAAGCAATGGACAAACTAAACCGCTTCGTAGATGCAGACGTATTAGCTGAATATGCTAACGCAACATCTTATATCGATGCTGGTAACGTAGGTGGTTCTGCTGGTACTTCAATCTCTCCAACTACTGCAAATATTAATAAAGTATTTACAGCTGCTGGCAAGAAATTGAACTTGTTGAACGTATCTGCCGACAACCGTTTCGCTGTTATCTCCCCATCTATTTTGGAAATCTTACAGCAATATACAGCTGGTAAAGATACTCAAATTGGTGACAAAGTAATGGAAAATGGTTTTATTGGTTCACGCTTTGGATTTGATTTGTATGTATCAAACAACCTAACTTATAGTGCTGTTTGGACTCCTACAGACAATCCATCAAACGATGAAACATTTAGTTTTGGCGGTGTAACTTTGACTTTCAAAGCAACATTAGGCTCTACAGCAGGTAATATTCATATTGCTTCTGATACAGCAAATACTTTGACAATTTTAGCTGCTGCTATTAATGCTCCTGGTACTACTGTAGCTGAAGATACAAATACTGGTTTCGTTGCTCTTTCCGCTGCTAATCAAGCTCGTTGGGAAGGTGCTACCGCAACAGCTTCTGCAACAGCTTTAACTATTACTTTCCCTGGTGGTGGTGAAACTTATGGTGGTGGTACAGCTCAAGGCACTTGGTCTTCTGAAATCGTACACTGTTTGTTTGGTCAAAAAGGTGCAACCGCTTTGGTTATGCAAAAAGAACCTTCAATGGAAATCAAAGAAGTTCCTGATAAACTTGGAAAGAACTTTGCTCCTTGGATGTTGTATGGTTTGAAGACTTGGAATAACAATAAAGATTTGTTAGTAGACGGACGCATTTTGGCTACTTCCTTATAATTCACTAAACTAATGCTATGAAATATTTTTTTCCTGCAATCGCAGTCGTAGCACTTGTTCTAAGTGTTGTGGCACTCGTGCCAAAAGAAAGTAAACTTGGCGGTCAATATACTACAAATTATCAAGAATTTAATGGTGTAACTAACAATGGTACTTTGACACAAACTGGTGCTTCAACCTTCACAGGTGCTGCAACTTTTGCTAGCACTATCACAAGTGCTGGAAACCTAAGTGCTGTTAAAACTACTACTACAACTCTTTCGCTTGGTAATACTGGTGTAGGTAAACTTTGTTTGTGGAACGGAACACAATTTTCTGTGTTAAGTTTCCCAGCTGGTTCTACAAGTACCGCTATTGCTACTTCTACTCTTTGTCAGTAAATAACTCTTTGCCCATCTTCGGGTGGGCAAGATGATATTTATTAACTAAACAAATATGTCACAGAACACAAACTTTACGAAGGTATTACGCACATCATCTATCTTAACTGGTAGTTATGTAGCAGCAACAGTTTTAGGTGGTTCAGCTTCAAATGGACGTGTAGAAGAATATAATGAAGTAGTTTTTTACTGCTACTACACAAAAGGAAGTTTGACTTCTCTTGAAGTTAAAATTGAATCGTCTTTGGATGGCACAAACTATGTCACAGAAACCAATATGTCAATTACAGGTGCTACTGCCACTCTAAATAAAGGAGAGTTTACAACAACAGAAGATGGTAACTTTAAAATATCTGTTCCAATGTCTGCTAAATTTGTTAAGATTAGTGCAAAAGGAACTGGAACAACAACTTCTTCACTGCTTGCCATTGAAGCAATGTGTCAATATATCTAATTTTAATGTATGGGATTTAGAAACTTACAAACTACAACTTCAAACGTAATCCCAACCGACATCAAAAAAGAAACTCAAAAAAAAGAGCTTCAACTTAGAATTGATGCAATGAATGGGTCAATTAAACAACTAGAAGATAAAAAATTAAAACTGGAAGAACAAACGGAGTTAGTATTGGGTGCTTCAAGTAATTTAGAGTTAGTAAATTTAGAACTCACACAAAAACAGTCTGAATTAGTTGAACTTAATAAAAAAATAGTGTTAGCTAATGAAAAATCTTCTGAACTTGCTAAATTAGAAGAAAATGTTTCACGTGAAACAAACAAACTTAATGATTTAGTAAAACAAAACAAAGAATTATCTAAAATTGTTGCAGAACTTCCTAAATTAAAAGAAGAATACACTCAATTATTACAGGAAATTTCTAATGCCCACTCAACTTTTACTGATTTACAAATAAATTCAGAAGAAACAATGACTGGAATTAAGTTGGAAATTACAGAAGCACAAAAAATTCTTCGTTCTTATAACTTAGAAATAAAAGACAGTAAAGAATTGCTTAAAGAAAGCAACGAAGAGCTAATTAAATTAAAAGAAAAAGTATTAAAAGCACAAAATGATTTAAAATCTGTATTAGACACTACAAAACAAGCTAAAATTCAATCTCAAGCACAATTAGATACAGAATTAGCTGAAAAAAAAGCTAAATTTGATGTAGAAATACTTAATAAAACACTAGAATTAGAAAAAAGAGAAGGTGAGGTATCTGATAAAAATGCTCTTTTGTTAGAAAAAGAAAAACAACTTCGTGATACTAAAATTGAACTAGAAAAATTCTATAATCGTAAAATTGCTCACATAATCATTTAGGTATGTCATATAGGAACGCTCAACCACAAGGTAGGCCCGTCACAATCAAAGATGAGGGTGTTTCTTTAACTACGGATGTATCTTCTATTGATTTTACTGGTGCTGGCAGAACAGCCACAGCTTTAGGACAAGCAGTTACAGACGATGTAGCTACTGGTGCAGGTCTAGGCGACCCTGTAACAATCGCACACGGTGGTACAAACTCAACCACAGCCGAATTTACCCCAACCACAAACGCAGTAACCTTGAACTTCTATGTCGCAACCACTGGTTCAGACAGCAACGACGGTTTGACTGCTCTCACCCCATTTCTCACAGTTAAAAAAGCACTCGATTCAGTGCCTCTTTTAATGGGTCGTGTCTATAAAATTAACATCGCTACTGGTGTAACTTATAGTCTAACAGAAAAATATACCTTCCGCTCTCTTTCTTCAGCCTACGGAGACAGTGATTGGGGTGGCAAGGTTATCATCTACGGTGACCCAACAACCCCTGCTAATGTCGTCATTAATGGTCTAAACACCTCAACAGTTGCTTTTGAGGTTGAAGATAAGGCAGTAGCGGTAGAGTTTAACGGCGTTAGTATCGCAAACTGTTCTATTGGTATCGTGGCAAACAACGCCCGTGTAATCATTAAAAACTCAAGCATTACATTTAATATTCAAGGTGTTCAGGCTGCTTACGGAGCTCAAGTTACCGTACCATCAGGAAACACTGGTCTTACCTTAATAAGTGACGGTCTAAACACAGGAGCGACTGGCATCATATCAACAGTTGGTTCTTCGATTATTTTACAATCTCCAATAACCATCACAGGACTAAAAGGTGT